AAATCTGCCGATATGAAAACTAAAAGTCTACACTCCCCTGTAGCTCAGTTGGTAGAGCAGATGACTGTTAATCATCGGGTCGCAAGTTCGAGTCTTGCCGGGGGAGCCAAAATTACAACCGCCAACTCTGGCGGTTTTTGTTTAACGCGAAACCCCGATGGGACAACCAGTCGAGGTTTTGTCGTTTCTGTTTGAGTGACGCGGAGTTACGTTCTTCCGCACATCCTCCCTGATTCTCCATTCCGAGACGTTCCTTCCGGGGTGAGAAGCAAACCGGACCAGTTGCGTTCGATGCCCACGAATATCCCCTCCTAATTCTCCGTTTCTCCATTTCCAGATTCCCGCTGGTTAACAGCCCAGTGGCCTTAGTCGAAGCCGCCTCGACGGTTCTCGAAAACCTCCGGTAGGTATCTGTCGCATGCCGGACCGACAAATGGTCTGGCAAGACGTGGACAACCAGACAGTGGGATGGTCGTGTGCCTCCCCTGCGACGGAGGAACACATGGATAACGATGATCGCCTACCAACGGAACCAGACGAGGTCGCAACCGAGATCGCCTCGATCCTGGCCGGAGGTTGTTTTGGATATCTCAAGTCAAGGCGCACATCCGTGTCTTCTGACCACTTGAGAGCCGCAGGCAATGTGGCGCAAGTCAAAGAATCTGAGCCGTTTACGGAGAATCGCCTTGATAGTTCGGGCCACCGAAGCCTTCATTCAGAGGCAACTTAACGCTTCGAAGAATGGAGGTTTGAATATGAACGCAGAGACTTACAAGGAGGTCCAGGAACTAGGCCGAATGACCGTTGGGGAACTCAAGGAAAAGTACCTTGATGTGTTCGGCGAGGAGACACGTTCGTACCACAAAGAGTTCTTGCGCAAGCGCATCGCCTGGCGACTGCAGTCCCTGTCGGAAGGCGACCTATCCGAACGGGCTCGTCGCCGGGCCGAGGAACTGGCCAATGATGCTGACCTGAGAATCCGTACTCCCCGCGATCCATACAAGTACGGGTCTGCCGAGATGCGCAGCAGGACTATAGGCGGACGGCTCAACCCCTCCCGCGATTCTCGACTGCCTTTACCGGGCACGCTTCTCGTTCGCGAGTTCAGGCACAAGACGGTTGTGGTCAAGGTCCTCGACGAGGGATTCGAGTACGAAGATCGCCGCTTCAAGTCGCTCAGTGCTATTGCGCGCGAGGTGACCGGGAACAAGTGGAATGGTTTCGTCTTCTTCGGGCTCACCGGAAGCAATGCATATGATAGCGGTCACCAGGCGGCCGAAAGGAGGGACGAACACGAATGAGAACGGGAAGTCAGGCTTACTCACCGCCAGGAAGCATAAGCCCGGGCAACAATGGCACTGTCCGCTGTGCAATCTACACCCGTAAGTCCACAGACGAAGGGCTTGACCAGGAGTTCAACAGCCTGGACGCTCAGCGGGAGTCGGCCGAATCGTTCATCAAGAGCCAACAGCATGAAGGCTGGGTTTGTCAACCCGATGCTTACAACGACGGCGGTTTCACCGGGGGCAACATGGAACGCCCGGCGCTCAGACGACTCATCTCCGATATCGAAAGAGGAGAGATCGATTGCGTAGTGGTCTACAAGGTGGATCGCTTGAGTCGCTCACTACTCGACTTTTCCCGAATCATGGAACTTTTCGACAAGCACGGGGTGAGTTTCGTCTCTGTCACCCAGCAATTCAACACGACCAGTTCCATGGGTCGGCTCACGTTGAACATTCTGCTGTCCTTCGCACAATTCGAGCGTGAGATCATCTCCGAGCGCACGCGAGACAAGATATCAGCGTCGAGAAAGAAGGGCAAATGGACCGGTGGGATGCCGGTGTTGGGTTATGATGTTGACTCACGAGCTGGTCGACTAGTCGTCAACCCAGAAGAGGCTGAGCGGGTTCGCGCGATTTTCGACCTGTATCTCGAGCACGAGCGGTTACTCGCAGTCGTGCAGGAACTCAACCGACGTGACTGGCGCACGAAACACTGGATTACCAAGAAAGGACATGAGCGTGGAGGCAAGCCGTTCACCAAGAATGGCCTGTTCCGTCTGCTCACAAATGTCGTCTATACCGGAAAGGTAAGACACAAGGATTCGGCTTATCCCGGAGAACACGAACAGATCATCAGCGAGGACCGGTGGCAACAAGCCCGGGACCTGTTGCGGAAGAACGCTCGCAGCGGCGGGGCGGAAATGCCCAGCAAGCACGGAGCAATTCTGAGAGGGCTGCTCTATTGCATCCCCTGTGGTACCGCCATGATGCACACCTACACCGCCAAGGGAAGCCGACGCTACCGCTATTACGTCTGCCTCAATGCCCAGCAGCGAGGGTGGTCGGCATGCCCCACCAAATCTATCAACGCCCACGACATCGAGTCATTCATCGTTGAGCATATTCATGGGATCGGCTCAAACGAGGAGATTATCGCAGAGACGGTGAAGCGGGTCCGGGCAAAGACGGAAAACCGTCTGGCAGACCTGAACCGAGAACGACTCATCCAGAAGAAACAACTTAGGCGTCTACATCTAAGGTTGCGGAAGCTCATCGGGGAACCAGCAAGCATTTCAGTCGATAGCCCCAAAATCGATCAACTGGCTGATCTCCAGGACCAGATTCGTAGCGCCGAACAGCGGATGACCGAGATCGAAGAGGAGATCATCACACTGCAGAGGGAAGCGATAGACGAGGAGGACATAGCACGGTCCCTGTCGGCCTTCAAGCCAATTTGGGAATCACTGAACTCTCGGGAGCAATCTCGGATCATCAAGCTTCTTATCGAGCGCATCGGGTATGACGGCAGAGACGGGAGTGTAAAGGTGACATTCCGGTCGCTCGGCATCAAGGCACTTTGCGAGAGAAAAGACCAATCTAACGAGGCGGAATTACGATGAAACATAATGACCTGACAGAAGACAATTCTGGTTCCAGCGCCTTGGAAGTGACCTGGACCTTCCGACCCAAGAGGGGGAACCAGTCCAGCGTGAATCGGGCATTAGAGCCGGATTCCGGAAGGCGGAATGTCGAGGCAGGCAACGTCCCCCGCCTCTCACGATTGATGGCGCTGGCGATTCGATTCGCCAGTTTGATCCGAAACAACGAGGTGAGTGACTATGCCGATCTCGCCCGCCTGGGATACGTGACGCGCGCCCGCATCACCCAGATCATGAGTCTCTTGAATCTTGCCCCGGACATCCAAGAGGAAATCTTGTTTCTTCCTCGCACGACCACGGGCCGTGATCCGATCAAGGAAAGGGACGTCCGCCCCATCGCCGCCGTGCCCCACTGGCACCGCCAGCGCAAGATGTGGGAGAAGCTGGCCAAAGATCGCTCCCAATCTCAGCAATGGCTCTTCCAACTGCACACCTTAGCCATTTCTCGGCAATCCTGCCACTCCGCCAGTAGCCTCCACAACTTCAGAAACCACAACAAAATACGCCGTTGCTTGTCTCGATTTCTGTTTTGCCGGAAAAATATGTTGACAAGACTTCCGCCGTTTAGTATAAAGTACACGAAATACAGGACGCCAGATGGCGTATATAGATTAAGGAGAATTAGTATTGTCAGATAGAAGTACACATGCCGCGGTTGGAGCGCTTGCTGGGCTCGCCGTGTACGGTTTGGTGAAACGGTCCCAGAATGAGGAATGGACTCTGAGTGGAACTACCGCCGCGTTGGCATTTGGAGCTGCTATCGGGATCAGCGCTGATGCTCTCGAGCCCGCTTTGTGCCCCAATCACCGAGGTCCCTTTCATAGCGTTGCGCTGCTGATGGGGATTGCATACGCCAACAAGAGAACCATGGGGTCGACGCATATGACTCCTGCGCAGAAAATGGCGACGGTGGTGGCATCGGCAGCCTACGTCAGTCACTTGATCCTTGACGCGGCAACGCCAAAGGGATTGCCCTTGCTTGGCATTGGAAGCTAATTAAACGGAGGTCGCGGTCATGGCAGGAAACAAGAAATTTGGTGATCACCTCCGTGAAATTCGAAAAGCGAAGGCCAAGACAGACCCGAATTTCACATTGAGGAAGTTCGCCGATACCGTTGGCATTAGTCCGACGTTTCTAAGCAAAGTGGAGCGCGGTGAGTTCGACCCGCCAAGGCCAGAGAAGATCATGAGAATGGCTGAACTCCTCGGCGTGGACGCTGACGAATTACTGGCACTTGCGGGGCGGGTCGATCCAGAGCTAAGCGAAATTATCCGCAAGAAACATTCTGTTCTACCTGATCTGCTCAGGAGTACGCGGGGGATGTCGGACAAGCAACTTCGTGATCTTGTGGAGCAGGCCCGAAAGAAGAAAGAGAAGTAGTACATGAGGCGGCAATGACCAACGTCAAGTTCTTGCACAAAGACAAAATCGAAGGTGCGACACTGCGTCTGCTCGGCGAGTATGGCCAGAAATATGGGGTCGTTGAGAAACCGCCCATTCCGGTTGAGGAAATCCTTGAAGCACATTTGGAGCTTAGCCTGGGTTTTGACGATCTGGTCAAGCAACTCAGCATGTCGGACGTGCTTGGCGCTACGTGGGTCCAGGACCGACGTGTGCTAATAGACCAGTCACTCGATCCCACGGACAATCCATCCAAGGAAGGCCGTTACCGCTTTACGGTCGCACATGAAGTTGGACACTGGGAGTTACACCGTCACCTCTTCATGCAAGACCAGAATCAGACTTTGTTATTCGGCAAACTTGATAATCCGTCGATTGTGTGTCGGACTAGCTCTCGCAAGAAGCAAATCGAGTGGCAGGCTGACGCGTTCTCCGGTTTCCTGTTAATGCCGAAGGTCATGGTGTTCAAGGCATGGGAATCATTGCGCGGCAGCAGGACTCCGTACATCGCTAAGGATGAAATGGCCGACCTTTCGGCGAAATGGGGATTGGCCGAGGACGAACTACCAACAGTAGACGTCGCTCGTGAACTTGCTGGCAAGTTCAACGTTTCAGGGCAGGCTATGCAGATTCGTTTGATCGGGCTCGGGCTGATCAAAACCGAGCAACCGGGGCCCGGTCTGTTCACCACTTAACCGTAATTCTTGTAGGAGGACATTATCATGTCAGAAAGCAGATCTCACAAACAGGGCAAGGGAAGGGCCGCACGCACGGAGGTGCCCATCTCGGGCGGACGCAGACTTGATGCTATTCTCGGCACCACCGCCATTGAAGTCGAGCGCGGCGGCACTCCAAGGAAAATCGATCAGGCGCTATCTCGATTGTCGACGCAGGCTAACAAGCAGAAGATACTGCGCGTCCCGCAGTCAGATATGGACCTGGCCGTAGAACGCGCCCGGCAGAAGAACATGAACGTCACCGTAACGAATCTGTCAAAGACCAAGCGGCGGCGGTCATAAGGCGGTTTCTCTTTTTTTGGCCTAGGCGTTTAGTGTTTAGGCGACTGATTACACGCATAGTATTTAGCATAAGGAGATTGAAACGATGGTTCAGCAGTTCAATCCCAAACGGGTTCTGCGACAAGTTTCGAACCCGTTGCTCAGGGAGTTTTTCGAACATCAAGGAAATCCACTCGACGTCGAATGGGACATGTTCTCGAATACCCAAATAGATGGTATATTTGACGCCTGGCAGCTTCTGCCGGAAAGGCCGCGCAAAGTCATAGAGATCGTTTTCCACGATGTCCACTCGATGGCAAACGAGGACGGACTGCGAGTGATTATCGAGGAGGGGCAGTACGGCGGAGAGGACTTGTCTTCCGTCCTTGATTCCATGGACAGCCGCTATGACAAGGCAATCTGGTGCTTCATGAACCGGCCGAACGTCTGGGAGCCGGCTATCCGGTTTGCCAAAGCGGACAGTCTCTCCGGTGGGCGATCTTGGATAAAGCGGGGCAACATGCCCTTGGCTAAGCCCAAAACAGATGCCGTGGCCTTGCGGGCGCTGCAGGATGCAATGTCGGCATTCTACCGTGACCGCCAAGGGCGAGGGCACCACTGCAAAGTCGATTACTTCCCGCGCGGCTGCAATCACGACTATTACTTCGTGTATCTGAGTGACTACGCAAACACCTACATCAATTTCGACGACGCCGGCAATTTTCAGCGGATGCCCGAGCGGCGGGCTTTCGAAGTTGTCTTCGCGTACGACCATGACTCAGCCACGCTCGAGATGTATGCCAAAGGGGGCAAGAAGGTCGTTGAACCTCTTCAGAGCATGTTTTGTCGAACAATCCTTGGGGAGCATCTCGCGCCTGAGGACCCAAACGTAAAGCCTTACCAACTCGATGTGCTCATGGAGCGGGGCTTCCCATTCCCGACAGATCCGGTGGACGGTATCGAGGAAGTTTCAATTCGATGTATGCGCCTCTCGATTCTGGGACGGCGGCGCAGACGCATCACCTTGGAGCCTGATCCACAGAAAGGAGCGGATCACCTCTATGAAATGCTGGAGGAAGATCTGAACCGCAAGCGACTACCGAAATCTATTTTGCACGTGACCAAGGCCACGTTTGGCTTCAAACTCAATGGAAATGCCCGTAGCAACTCCCTCGTGTTCAGCGTCACCTACCCAAACTCATGTGACCTGAAAAGCAAGCGCGAAGAACTACGGCTTCTCGGCGAGAAATATCTCAAGAGGTGGAAGATTGATGTCACCTGATCCTCATGACCTTGTTTGGCACTGCGCAGATAATCCGTCTCCAGCCCTCGTCTTAGAGGACTTGGAAGCAATCCCACAATCCGATCTTGACCGCCTGATGGGGCTTGGCCTTGTCAAGCAAGCAGCTACTGCAACGCACGTAGTCTGCGATGCTTGTGCGGAAGGACACGTTGAAGAAGTGGACCGGATTGTATATTCAGAGCATGTGACCCGGTTCTTCATTACGTGTCCGGAAAACGGTCGAGTCGAGGTGCCACGCGAACGCTTGATGCAGTGGGCAGTGGACTATCTGCCATTGTTTCTTTCATTATCGTCGGCATTGTCAGCGTCGATTGGTGTCACGGAAGTCTTTCCTGGTCGAGTCTGGAACCTGGGACGCGTGGCCCTTTCAGGGAAGTCGAGAACTATCTGGGCGGCCAGAGGGCTGGGATGGCCCGATGCAACGCAGCTTGTCGATGTGTTGCCAAAGGGACGCTCACCAGTCCTCTTCTTCCTTGGACAGCCTCCTGACGGTAACCTCCTGCAAATACCCTGTGAGTCCGTCATCGAGTTGCGGACCGTAATAAGTCTCTGTGACGAAGGCATTGCCGTTGACGTTGACGGCATCGAGCGTCAACTGGTCGGTGAGACTCCAGAGGTTGCCATGAAGAAACTCCGAAAGCGCGCCTCACGCGCAGCTACTGTCGATGCCATTAAGCAGGCGCTGAGAGAACACCTTCGGGCGGCACGTGATCATGCATTCAATTCTCGTAACCGCGGGTCTGGCTCCGCCCTGTTGCCTCGGCCATCCCAGAAACAGCTCGCCGCCCAGCTGAAAATCCACGAGTCATCGGTCTCCCGCGCTATTAATGATCCGTCGGACAAGGAGATCGCTATTCTGTGGAAGGCTGCCAACGACCTTGAACAGGTCATGCAGTTCAAGGGGTAACCTTCCTTCTTGCAGTAGGCTTGTCTTGCTGCAACTGCAATTATCACACGGCATGGTTTAACACACGAGCGCTCACCGAGTTGCGGGCGCTTCCATATTTCTCGCCATCATATCCTGCAATTGCTCCAGAGGGTAGCGAGTCGGCGCACTGTGCGTCGCTCTTGTGACCACCCTCATACTGAAGGAGTGACATGCAGGAGACCAATCGTGACACCACCAAGTCTTCCCTCTCACAACCGAAGACGCAGCTAATAGAGTTGATGCAACACATCAATTTTGGCCGCATCGAGGGGATCGTCATCCGCGACGGCGAGTTTGTACTTGATCCGCGGCCGCGGGTGGTCCGGGAGATAAAGTTCTGCGCGGAAAACGGTCCGCGACCTGAGGCCACCAAGCAGGACTTCGTGCTCAAGGCTCAAGTGCGCGATTTCTTCGCGCAAGTTGAAGCATTGGGCAATGGAGTAATCCGCTCTCTTGAGGTCAAGCACGGCCTTCCTTTCAAGATGATCGTAGAGGAGAACACTGCCTGAGAGCAGGGGGTTGGCTCCCCAGATACCAATGAAGCTTTTCGCTACCTGACAACTAACCGGCCACGAAGTGGAGGCGTTGTGGGTGCCGCTGACGCGGTGAACCTGCAACGCCTCTTCTCATAGTGGTCACTGCTTCCGTTGGCACCCACGCCCCCTCGGCCACGAGGAGGTCCAAATGGGTTTCGACAATCACCCCGAAGCAGTCGACGAGTATGCCGTTCAACTCATTAAGTACAAGGCGAGACAATTGGTCGGGCGGGTCGGATTCACAGAGTCCGACCGCGAGGACCTGGAGCAGGAAATGCTGCTGGACCTGCTCCGACGACTCCCAAAGTACAATCCCAAACGTGCACAGCGCAGTACCTTCATCGCCCGAGTGGTTGAGCACAAGATCGCCACTATTATCGAATCGCAGAAAGCCGGCATGCGGGATTATCGCCTCTGCCGGTGTTCCCTGAACGACCGGTTCGAGGACGAAGAAGGCGGCTCGGTGGAGCGCATGGACACCATCGACCAGGAAGACTACCTGCGCCGTACTGGCAAGTCCTCACGTCCCACGTGGGAGTTGCGCGATCTTTCCCTCGATGTTCAGAAGGCTATCAAGCAACTGCCGCCGGAACTTCGGGAACTTTGCGAGCACTTAGATACCGATACCGTCACCGAAATCTCCCGCGACACCGGAATTCCGCGGGGGACGATCTACGAGTCCATCAAAAAGCTGCGCGCTATCTTCGAGGACGCCGGACTGAAGGACTATCTCTGACCATCCGACGGTCCAGGGTCGCTTCCGGTAGGTATTGACCGGGTCGGATGCCGGCAAGGCGTTCGAGAAAGCCCCAACGACATCCGGCCCGGGCGCGCCCTCCAACGGACCGCACTGAACGGAATGGAGGCATAGATCATGAACCGAGAACTCTACCGATACAACTTCGATTCCAAGGTCCCGATTCAGGACGTTGAGGAATCCCTGCTCTTGGCTGTTCTCGCCGCTGAGAGCCTGCACGGTCGCGCGCTGGTACGACTCGATGCGTCTTTCTGCCTGGACTCGAAAAAGCGTTCCTGCGTGGTGGATGCGGCGACCGATGTCGGATGCGCCATCGCCAGGATTTTCACCGGGTTCCTTTCCCGCGAGTTCGGCGAAGAGGCATTCAAGGTCGAACGGGTAGGAAACGCGCATCCGGTCTCTGCGGAACTGAAAGCCACGGGGGCCGCGTGATGGGTGCGGCTACGACCACCACCTACTCGATGTGGAGCCTGTTCCGTAACTGCCGCAAGGCATGCGAATGGCGTTACATCCACGAACTGGTCCCCCTGGAGCATGATCACAACCTGGCGTTCGGGACGGTGATCCATCAATGCCTGGAGATCTGGCACGGCACCGGAAACCTGGAAGCGGTCCTCGACCATATCGACCGGACCTATCCGAACCGGAATCAGGACGACGCCCAAAAACGCGATTGGCACCTGGCTGTCGCCATGATGAAGGGCTATGGTTCGTGCTACCCGACCGAGGAATTCGATGTCGTATGCCTGGAGAGAACCTTTGGCGGGAAGATTATCAACCCGGCCACCAGAGCATCATCGAGGAGTTTCGTGCTGGCCGGTCGCGTGGATGGAATCGTCCGCACCGGTGATGAGCATTACCTGCTCGAGCACAAGACTACATCTCAGCTAGACGCGGATTACCTGGAGCGGTTGTGGACTGACTTCCAGATCGTCCTCTACTCCCGCTACGTCGAGCAGGCGCTCGGCATCCGCATCGCAGGGGTGCTCTACAACATCCTGGTCAAAGCGCGCCTTCAACAAGGCGGCGGCGAGACTGAAGCCGAGTACCAAGCCCGCCGTGCAGCGCTTATTGCGAAATCGAATACTGGGAAGACCAGCGCCAGACGCAGGCTTCCGGAAAGCGATGACGCATTCCAGGAACGACTGGCCGCCAAGTACGCCGAGCCGGGCATGTTCCACCGGGAGATGCTCTACATCTCGCGCGACCGCTTCGAGACGCTGCAGGCCGAGCTGTGGGAACTGACTCAGGCGTTCCTCGACGCCCGACGGCGCGGCGTCTTCTACCAGAACACCGCATTCTGTTTCCATTACCGGCGACCCTGCGCGTATTTCCCGCTCTGCCGTTCCGACGGCAGTCCCAACGTCATCGACAACCTTTATCGCAAAGTCCCCCCGCATGAAGAGCTGCGGGACGAAGCCTCGGTGAGTGAAACCCCGGCATTCTGAGGACAAACAAAGGAGAAGATATATGCTACCGACAAAGACAACACCGCAGAAACAGAACCTGGCCGATCTGACCGTACTCGTGTATGGGCGCAGCAAGATCGGCAAATCGACCTGGTGCTCGCATTCCGATGGGGCGCTGTTCCTGGCCACCGAGCCCGGGCTGAACGCCTTGGATGTATATCAGGTTCCCATCCGGTCATGGGACGAGCTGCTCGTCGCATGCAGTGAGATCGCTGAAGGCAAGCACCCATTCAAAACAGTCATCGTCGACACAATCGACAACGCCTACCGGATGTGCAGCGACTATATCTGCGCCAAGTTCAAGATCGAGCACGAATCCGACCTTGGCTACGGCAAGGGCTGGGCGCTGATCAACAACGAGTTGCATCGCGTCCTCACTAAACTGGCATTTCTTCCGTACGGACTCTTCTTGGTTTCCCATTCGGTGGAAAGAGAGATCGAGACACGCACCGGGAAATACGTCCGGATCGTTCCGACCCTGCCTGACAAAGCCCGTAAGATCGTGCTGGGAATGGTTGACCTCATCCTCTACTGCGACCTTGAGGCGGTGACCGATGAGGACGGTAAGACCTCCTATCGCCGCGTCATGCGCACCAAGCCAAGTCCGCACTACGAGGCCGGTGATCGGACGGGACGCTTGCCCGAAACCATCGACCTCGACTTTTCCAAATTCATAGAAGCGTTCAACAGGCCAGCGGCCGCACCCAAGGCGGGTGCCTCGCGGTCGACCTCGGCCCCGGGGGATACGCGGGACAAGAAGCCCATTCCCGCCGGTAAATAACCCATAGATGGAGGATTCAACTATGCAGAACGAAGATTACGGACACAACGACCAGACACTCGGTTCAGAGGACCTCGACCTTGCGCAGTTTGACGATGATTTCGCGCAAGCCGAAGTCGAAGACCGGGAGTTCGAACCGATCCCCGACGGCAAATACCAGGTGAATGTCGAGCGGGTGGAGTTGACTCGCGCGCAGACCTCGGGCAATCCGATGCTCAAGTGGACGCTTCGAGTGATCGCGCCGCAGTTCCGAGGAAGGCTCCTTTGGCGCAACAACGTGATAGCCACTCGCGAGAACATCAAGTGGCTTAAGACAGACCTGCATACCTGCGGACTCGACCTCGAAAAGCTCTCCGAGCTTCCTAACAACCTCGACAAGCTGCTCAACGTCAAGGTCGAGGTGACCAAGCGTACCCGGGGCGAAAACGAAAACGTCTACTTCAACCGGCGCATCGTCCTCGAAGACGGCGGAGGCGAATACGATACGGCAGCCAAAGATGCCCTGCAGCCTTTCTGACGAGGACCGGATCGTTATCGTCGTCGACACGAGAGAACAAGAGCCTTACGCGTTCGATCCTAAGCATGTGATTGTCACTCGCAAGGCACTCCCTGCCGGAGATTATTCCATCGAAGGACACGAGGACTCGGTGGCGGTGGAGCGCAAGACCCTTGAGGACTTCGTCTCCACCGCCATTCGTTCCCGGAAACGGTTCGCCAGGGAGCTGCGCTGGCTCTCCGAGTACGACGCCGCGTGCGTCGTGGTGGAAGCGGACCTTCGGGACATTATCGGCGGCCGTTACCGCTCCGGAGCGCATCCCAACGCCGTCCTGGGAGCTCTGCTTTCCATCGTCATCGACTTCGGCGTCCCAGTATTCTTCTGCTCAGACCGGCAGGCGGCCTGCCGCTTCGTCGAGGGCTATTTGACCAGATTTCACAGGAAGGGATCGACAAGCCTCATTTGTCACGAAGAGGCAGAGCGGAATCACCATTGGTCGGACCCCATGTGATACCATCTATGCCCTTTCATTACTACAATTCAACACTTCTGACGCAATCCGGCTCTGATGGCGGCCAGAAGTTGTTCCCGCTGGCCGCACCTGTTCACTGTAGTGTTCGAATCAGCAAACTCACAAGCGTTATTCCCACGTATCTGAACTAGTGCTTTTGCCAAGTCGTGGACAACTGCGAATGGGTCAACCATCTTGGCAATCTTCAATGAAGGTGCCGATCCACCACCGATCCAGTAAATCTTGTCTAATACGGACAGCAGGTGCCCGATTGAGTCTTCATCGTAACCGCCGTTCAATTGCCGTCTGGTCCTCACCAGTCCTTGAAGCGATCCTGCTTCGAGCCAAAAGTCTCCAGCCTTGTCGGCCACCTCGGCAGCATTTTCATAGCGGACCCTCGCAGATTGATGCTCTTCCATGCGCTCGTACATGTAAGCCGAGGCAAAGTGACTCAAACCAACACCTCGATCATCGTTCTCGCGTTGCGCGAGAAACAGAGAATCGTCAGCGAGTTGTTGCACTTCATCGTATCTCTCTTGTTGCACAAGCAACTCTGCGAGCATACACTGCGTCCTTACGATTGACGTGTAATCACCAAGCCCCCAAAAGCCGCGTAGTGCAAGTCGATACATCTTGTCGGCGTCTTCCCGTTCTCCCAGAGTATCAAATACTTGCCCTATCGCGCTGAACGCATTGCTGAAAAGCCGTGGTTCTTCATCTGTGCAGGTTTCGACAAATCTGCTAAATGCACGCCCCGCCTGCTGTGCCCAACCGGCCCAGAGAAACAAATATCCAGCAGTGAGGTTTGCGTACTTCGGGAAGACGGGCGGCATGAATCCAGCGCGCACGAATGAGGTCGGTTTTCTCTTGTACCGATCATTAGTCGCCGGTGGAATGTCGCCCTGACCACCGTGTTCCAAACAGCAGGTTTGTCCTAAAACCTCCAAGAATTGGTCCGTCCGACCGGCGATAGGTACGATGTCTGCACCACCTTCCATAAGGCCACGAACTTCCTTAGACAGCAATGGATCAGACTCTGTGCAGATCCGGAATCTATCGTCCGACGAATGACATAGCCACACCATGTGTGCGCCGTTGGCATATGAGAGCATTGGTATCACGTCGATTCGATCCCGACCACTATAGCCCAGAAACACGACTGATCGGCCATTTAGGAACTCGGCCCATTTCCGAAGATGAGCTTCTTTTGAACTTCTGTAGATCGCATCTATCGTCGTTAAGATCGTGCTCGCCGCAATGTCCTTGCCACCGGCATCAACAAACGATCCATGAATCTTCAAGAGAGATGGGCTCTGTTGTTGTGAACGAAATCGGTCACAGTCATCCCATGAGTAATATGTCTTCACGTTATGGAGTTCGTCTCCGAGGGCACATTCGATCATGTTGTCGAAGTTGGTGGTGAACAGATGGGCAGCTTTTCTACTGGAAAGCAATCTCGCAAGAGAATAGTGGATGGTATTCGGTTCGCCATTAGTAAGTGGTTCAAGTGTCTCAAAGACCCTAAAGAGAAGAGCCTGTTGAATAACGGCCATAAACAACTCAAACGGGGCTGTGTGGCATAGGTATGAGCAAGCTAATATGTCCCTCCAAAGTTCAGGAACAGACTCGGCAACGCTCTCGAGAATTCCGCCGATGAGCGAATCAACCGTTGGAAGATTGGTTGGCTCTTGTTTCGAAATCCCGGCACCGCAGAACAAGAGAAGACGCCCTCTCGCTGAATCGTGGGCTAGACGATGAAGCACGTTATCTATAGAAGCATGCATGCAATGCTCCTGAGTCAGTTTCCCCTCGATCTGACCACCTTGAGTTGTTCGTTATTTCGCGTGACATGACAAAGGTCAAGGCATTTCCTTGCTCGTGGAATCGAACTCCAACGGTTCTGGCCGGTCCACGGACTTTCTACTGAGTTCCTAATATTGTGTCCATCCGCCCAGGCAAAGCTGACTGAGCAAAGCAAGCGGGTCATCACAATTCCTACAGTCCCCCCCGCGTCTCTCGGCAAAATGTCTTCGTCTTCAAGCCAACATTTAGCATCGGCGGGGGCGCAGATTGCTTTCCGTTGTATGCCGTTGCCATGCCATTTATCACGCATGCTGCAAAACGCGCCGACCGGGATACCAAGCAACGGTCCCCCATGTTTGTAACACCTCGGCTGCTGTTGTCCACTCAACCTCGGTACCCCTGGTCCTGAACATGCTTCGTAACCGTCCGACCGTATCAAATGAAGCCGACTTTGTCCAACGACCGAGCAGGCGAAGTTCAGGACGAGTCCAGGAACGAGCAAGCCGGATTACCGAACGCAGAACGGAAGCTGGTTCTAAGCTAATGAATGAGGGAACCTCCTCCAGAACTGCGGATGGCGTGGCGTCGATACCAGCGGATTTGCGCAGTTGCTCAGAGAGGTTAGCGTACAATCTTCGAATCACTCGTCCACTGGCTGGTTGGATAGGATCGGCAACGATTCTTTCGAACTCCAAGAATCGCTCCTTCACTTTGGCGTATTGGCCGCGCAAATCGAATAGAACGTCTATAAAATCCGTGGGCTTGTTCATTCTCGAAACCGCTGTTGCAAGTATCAAAGGCAGCTGAATCTCACCGAAGCCACTAAGAACATCGCTATACACTTGGTTGATCACATCGGTAACCGCGGGCCGCTGAGACTCTAAGGCGCACCGGGCAATCGCGCAGCTTCCAGAAAGGAGTGGCTCAAGGTGGGCCGATCCGTCAGAACGATCCGACGCGATGAGCTGCCATGCGAGCGCGTTCGCAGCCAGAGCGCCGAAACCCAATCCGCTTGGTGTCTTGCCGAGTGCGTACACTGCTGATTGGAGATTGGAACTCGCGGTGTGACCGTAGGTTTCGAGATGAAGAGTCAGCTTGTCGAGGATTCCTTCGAGTTGATTGAAAGCGTGGATCGATCCTCCAAAGGCCCACTCTGGTATGAATCGGCGCCCTTCAGTCGGGCCGTTAGGAAGGACAACTCCATCGTAAAGAACCAGAGCGGACGCGAATGAAGCAAGAGCCCCCAAATCCCATGGCGAGGGAAGGGCTCTCTCGTCTCCCGACGATCCGACCCCGGACCACTGGTCACACCAGGGGGTAAGGTCCAGACCAGCGGCCCCCTGCAGCAAGACTAGACGCTTGGTCATTGAATTGTGAACCTCGCTTCCACAGACTTCGACTCAATAGTAATTCGATTGACCCGCATAGGGCACGGAACAGGCATATCTTGTCGAAAGTAAGCTAACGCCAGCTCCCTCAGACACTGCCGTTCCATTCCTCGATTCATCACGGATTTCCGTGCGAATCGGCATGGGACTCCTCCTGCAATTCCCGTACTTCATTATTCCACAACAATATAACTCCTGTGGCCCTTCAAAGTCAAAGCCAATTCATCAACTCGACTGATCCGCCTTCCGACAGCTAGGAAGCGATTCCGGTATATGAACACTGACAAGGCTGTGCGGGGTTGCGTTGCGCGCGGCGGTATGCTGAAAGGTAGTTGTTGAAACAATCTCAAACGACAATTCGCGGACGGATCGACGCTGTCTTCTATGCGGGGCCGCGATTTTCAGCAGGTCGTTTGGTAACACCGTTAGGAGACAAGATTCAGTTCGCCGGAAAGCTCTACGCCCGCGAGCACGAGCAAGTTGTGCTCAATGGCCGCTGGGTTACCCACCCGAAGTACGGCCGACAATTCGAGGTCGAGGGAATGGAATACGACCTCGATCTGGACGCCGACGGTCTCGCCAACTACCTAGCCAACCACCCGGACATAAAGGGTATCGGACCAGTCAAGGCGCGGTTGATCGCAGAACGTTTCGGAGCCGATTTCGATAGGGTGATCCTTGAGCAACCGGAGACGGTCGCTGAATCAGCGAAAGTCCCTCTGGCGGTTGTCGAAAAGCTGCGCGACGAGTGGGGCAGAACCAGGGCAACCAACAAGGCGATCACCTGGCTGGCCGCTTTCGGACTCACACATCACCAGGTAACGACGCTGGTCAAGAAGTTCGGCAATGACGCGCTGGGGCTGCTCAAGGCCGACCCGTATATCATCGTCCGCGAGGTGCGCGGGTTCGGGTTCAAACGCGTCGACAAGATCGCCCGCAAGATGGGGACGGCCAAAGATGCCCCCGTCCGCATCCGCGCTGGCGTCCTCCATTGCCTGGGGGTGGCGCTGGACCAAGGCGATTGCTGGATCGAGTTCGAGGAGTTGATCGACCAGGGCAACACGCTGCTGGTCATGGATGTCCTTGACAGCCGCGACCGGATCGAGAAGGCATTGGGTGTGCTCATCGATGGAGAAACGCTTTCTTGTTCCGCGCACGGTGGCCGGTTCCTCGTCGCCCGACCGGACATCCGCAAGATGGAGGAAGACATAGCGGCGTTGTTTCGGCAAGCCCGCCTGCCCAATCCCCATTTTGCCGGCACCGATTGTCTCGAATCCGTGGTGCAGAAGACTGCGCCCCAACTGAACGACGGTCAGCGGGAAGCCGCGCTCTCCGCTCTGCGGCATTCCATCTCCCTTGTTTCCGGCGGGGCAGGAAGCGGCAAGACGTTCACGATCTCGGCTATTACGAGCATATACGCGGAACGCGACCTGCGTGTCGTCCTCGCTGCGCCCACCGGCAAGGCAGCCAAACGCCTTCAAGAGGTCGTCGGACACTTTGCGAGCACGATTCATCGTTTGCTCGGTTTCAATGGCAAGGATTACGCCCGCGGTCCGGACAACCCTATCGACGCCGACGTGATCATCATCGACGAGGTCTCCATGGTGGACGTGCCGTTGGCCTGGCGTCTGTTCCAGGCGATCAATCTGGAGAAGACTGCTGTTGTCCTGGTCGGCGATCATAATCAGCTTCCGCCGATAGGTCCCGGCAACCTGCTGCGAGACCTCGTCCAGTCGCGAGTTGTGCCGGCGGTTATACTCGACAAAGTTGTCAGGCAGGCAGGCGTGCTCAAGGAAAACAGCATCGCAATTCTGAACGGCGAGGTACGCAAGACCAGCGAGCCGGATGGCCCGGGCCGCCGTGCGTGGTACCTGGTGGATCAGTTCACCGACCAATGGGACGCCCAGCGTTTCCTTTTGGAGTTGTTCGAAAACGTGCTCGACAAACGGCTCGGTTTCGACCTGGTATCGGATGTCCAGCTGTTGACGCCGACCCACAAGGGGCCGCTTGGTACGCGCGATCTGAACCGGGAGTTGCAGCGTCTCATACAACGGAAGTTGTGGGGTGTGGAGGTTCCGGTCGTCCCGGCCGGGCGGAGACCTAAGCTCCTTCCCCGCGACAAAGTCATCCAGACCCGAAACAACTACGAGATCGGCGTCATGAACGGCGCTGTAGGTGTCGTCACCAAAGTTGCGCGGGACGGCTCGCTCATTGTCGAATTCGACGGAATGCCGGTGGAGATCGAGGCCGGGTCGCCGAACATGCAGGACATCCAGCTTGCTTACGCCTTGACAATTCACAAGGCGCAAGGCTCCGAGTTCCCGTGTGCTGTCGTGGTGGTTCATAAATCGCATTCCTTTATGCACCACCGCAACCTTTTCTATACCGGCGTCACCCGGGCAAAGGAAACCGCTGTCATCATCGGTGATCGCTGGGGAATCGCAAACTGCGCGAAGAAACGGAAACAGGAAGAGCGGAAGACGTTTCTCTCGCTACTGCTAGGCCAGGAACCGCCGATCTAATGGCCCTTCACATTGCGAGCCCCCGTACTTCGATCTGATGCTGCCGGGTCTGCACGACCGCGCCGCGTTCGGTTGCATGGATCGCCCGAATCGGATCGCGCGTCATCAGCTCACCGACCTTCACGCCAGCCTCCGTGAACCATTGGAATCGCTTTCTCGTGAGTAGCCCAAACCCGGACTTCGCGACCAGCAGCCGGCCCTGTTGAAAGACGTCGAGGAAGGCCGCGAGCTTGACAGTGTCCTCGACGACGTAGAGCCGCGTCGGCGTGAGGAAGTACGTATACCGACCTACGTCGATGATTTCGCTGGGGCAAGTGCCGATGTCGTACACTACCATAGGCCGACCCTCTCCCGAAACTAGAATGACCTTACCGGAATAGGTTGCTAGGTAAGCTGCAACGTCGGAGGCAGCGAAGCTTGCGGCGTAGACCCAGTCCTGAGGCGTCCCACCGGTCATCGTGATCTCGAGCCGGAAGCCGTCCACATCAATCACGTGGTCGGGAGCCGTCCGAGCGAAGTAGGTTACGTCGGATTCCTCGAAGTCGAGCGTGTTCGGGTCGACGCCCGTTAGAACCTCGAACGCTCTGTTCAGGGTCTTCATTTTCTCGGTGGCAGCTGGATCGCCAGCATGACGGTCAGGGTGATGGGCCAGTGCCAACGCTCGATACTCTCGCTTGATGTCCGCGGGGCTCACGGGTAATGACAGGTCGAAAAGACGAAGCGCCTCGCAGACCTCGCGACCAACGCCGAAGCGCTCGCTGCGGCCCACGACGCGTTTCCAGCCTTCCTTGAGTGGCATCACCACGCCCCAGATGGTTTGACCAGATGTCGTGCAACACCATGCCTCGTCGGCGAGGGTAAAGAGGTACCGGTCACCCTCGGGAGCGACGTCCACGGCTCGTACCTGGGATTTGAACTCTCCCCAGTAGTTCGTGTCGATGGTTCGGAAATGGTCAACCACGCGCGCATCTTCCCGAAGGTTCGATTCGGTAACGGTTTTCAACTCCGAGTCGTAAATGTGCAGAACCCCGTTTGAGTCCATGATTGCGATGCTGGACCCCGCGGAGCCGGTCCCCGTTCGATAGGCGTCATGCATTAGAGCCTTCTCTCCAACAAGGAGACCGCATCGATCCATCCGACGGAGCACGCTCTTCACGGCCGGCCGTTTCGCGCTGGCCCCGGAGCGGTCGAGCAGCCATGTCCCTGCCGCATCGATGGCGGCGATGTCGAAGGCGTGATCGGGCCGTTCATCCCCCTGCAGCTTTCGTTCATCCATGAGCGTCCAAGGGGTGTCATCCGAGACCGTGAACAGCGGCAGCGACGACGGACTTACCGCATCGACCGGCGTGTAATTGTGTTTATTCCCGGCCTTATCCATTTGGGTAAGTATGCGATTGAAGCGTCGGAGATCGACATCCTTGACGTGAGCAGGAACGACCTCGAACATCTCGATGCATCGCTTGGCCGCAGCCGCTAACTGCCCGGACTTCATTCGCTGGATGATGAGCTTGGTGTAGGCCTTGGCGATGACCTCCCCAACTCTTCCCTCACGCTGTTCCGGGGAAAGCCCTACGGCAAGCTTCACCACCTTGGCGTGCTGGTGCTGGTTCTTGAATCCAGCCTGGAATACAGGTCCAATCGTCGGATCATTATACTCGCGATGAAATTCGTCGCGACCATCGACTTCCCAAGTCGGCGGTGACGGCGGCAAAGGAATGTACTCGGCCTGCGACCAGTCAAGCTCAATCGGGGGCTCCCGCCTTCCGGATGGTCTCTTCGAATGCTGGGCGAGGCGCTCCAATCCAACAGAGTTCTGAGGCGCTTTCGTTCTTAGATTTTTGAAGAGTTTGGAGAGGAAATCACGCATAGGTAATCTCTATCGTCTCCATCCTAACTCGTTTCGACGCCAATGCATGGAGCCTATTTGCCATGCTGTCGCATAGGCTCTCAGCATTGGAAGAAGCCGAAGCCTGACCAATGCTCTTGTTAACTGCACACGCGTCACCTCTTATTTGGCGTTGCTTTCATTGCGTCGACGGATCAGGCCTTTGTCGGGCCAGAGCGCCTTGTCCTTAGGTAATGAAATCTTTCTCCCATGTAGAGAGGACACAAGCGCCTGATCTGCTTTGGCCAATTGCAGACCAGTCTTGTCTGAGAAGATTACACGATACTCCACGTCTATGGACAGAATGCCAATGTCAAACAAGCGATGATAACAGCAAAGCATCAGAATCCCGTTTCGGGGATTCATTTTCAAATCAGGCGAGCATTGGGACCAAGGTATGATATGGGCAGCATCAAGCATCTCTGAGGAGAATCCGACGCCACTTAATGCACAGCGGCCGCCATAGGCTTTCAGCAGCGCCTGCCTGAAAATCCTCTGCTGCATGCCTCGTACCTTGACTTTGGTGTAGATCTCATGGGAAGCGTCGGGCTTCTTGAGAATCTGAGTGACGAGTTCGTCTTCGGCAGTGCCGTCTGAAGCGAATTCAAATGGATTTGACACCTTAGCCCAATCGAAGCTGCGCACTTGACCACGACCTTCCTCAAGGTTATCGTGACTCCAAGCGATAAACCCTGCCCCAGGCTCATTTGTCTGCTTGTTAACAACCAATATAGTTAGTGGCGGAAGGTTACTCGCTATGCAATAGTCCTGTATGAGTCCGAGGACGTAGCGAATTGCACGATGATGAATACCTATGGCCTTAGCAAGGTCTTCATAAGTAACATTGCGAGTGGTCGAAGCGGTGCTTGTGAGAACCTTCCATGCCTTGAATGCCCGCTCAGCTTGGTTGACTTCATAGCCGCTATCCGACAACATGCTCCAATCGATTGAAAACGCATTTGCCCTGCCAGATATAAACTGCCGGTCTTTGAATTCTCCGTAATCGGGATAGCCATAATCGCGACCTCTGTCCCTATCCGAATTACGGTTCACAAGCCAAATGCATTCTTGAATATCGATGCATGGGAAATCTCGCCTCGACCGAAGTATCGATACGATCTTCTGATTACCAGCCTTCCTAAAGCGAGCAAGCGTGGCATCATACTGGTCTTCTTGAGAACCCTTCATAGAACCAATAACGTAGGTGAAACGGGTTGCCTTTGGTTCGGTCGACAAGCTGAACATTTCCAGCAGATCCATGTGACTCATTGACGATTTTGCTTGAATCAGACTGTCAATTGCTGGCCTGTGGAGTATGATCATGTTCACAAAATCCGAGAGACTATAATGCTTATCCATGTACTATTCCTCGCTACCTCCTGTAAAGGTGTCCGGGGTCAGCCTTGCTAGTCCGCATTGGCCACCGACGTCGCCCGTCTGTGCTCGCCCTAGTTATCTTGCTAAGCTTGCGTGTGCCTTTTACTTCTGTCGTCGCTAACATAGTGGTCAAAGCGATCAAGGATGACTGACTGAATCGTGCGATGAACGAGGACGACCAGCACAAAAACGACACCGAGAGCAATCCACCAGACAGGCGTAGTTCCTGCCTTCAAAAGGCGCAAGCCAAAGATCGCAGCGACCAAGGCGAGGGCCGACGAAAGCGGCCCGGCAAAATAGCTGAACCAGTCTCGTGTGCGTATTACCGCTCTCTCCCAAGTCCGCTCCTCATCAGGTGAGTCCGCGCTCTCGCGAATGAATCGTCCTGCCCTCTTAACGGAAAAATCCTCACCCAAAATGTAGAGGTCGAAAACGAAAGTAACGAGCGGAACGAGGTAGAGTAGCTGCCCGGTGGCTATGGAATCCTTGCCTGCCAATCCAACACCCAGCAATCCGGTAACGAACGCAAGCTTTGCG